AAAGTAGAAAATAGGATTGAAAAATTACAGGAAGAAATTGCAAGAATAGAAAATGTGATTAGTATGGTTGAAAGAGCATTAGGTACAATTAGAAATAATAAATATTACGATATAATAGAAATGAAATATTTTGATGATTTAACATTTGAGCATATATCTGAAAAATTAAATATAAGCGTTATAACTGCAAAGAGATATAAAAATAAAATGATTAGACAGTTGCAATTAGTTATATTTTCAGATGATGTAATAAAAAATATATTAAATTGAAAAATGATACTTTTTTGATATTGTATATAATTTTCAATATGTTATAATATGTTAAGATGAAAGAGTATGAGTTGAGTACTTGTCATTGAATCCTTGATTTTATATAAGCATAAGGCAGTTTAAAGACTGTCTTTTTTTGTTACAAAAAGGAGGTGGTAGCATTGAAATTAAATGCAAGGCAGAAGTCTTTTTGTGAGTTTTATGTGGCTAGTGGAAATGCTACTGAATCCGCAATAAAGGCAGGATATAAAGAAAAGTATGCAGGAGTAAATGCTGATAAATTACTAAAAAATACTAATGTCTCTAAATATATAAAAAAGATAATGGAAGAACATGCAAATAATAGAATAGCTAAAGCTGAAGAGATACTGGAGTTCTTAACTGCAACTCTAAGAGGAGAAGTAACTGAAGAAGTAGTAGTGGGAGGATTTGGGAAATCAGCAACAGAAAAAATAATTAAAAATGTAGATTTAAGAGATAGGTTAAAAGCAGCGGAACTACTTGGTAAACGATATAGATTGTTTACTGATAAAGTTGAAGTTGAAGGAGTTGTGCCTGTTATGATTGTAGGTGAGAGCGAACTTGAAGAGTAGAAAAGTGAATCTGCCAGAACTGGTTGGAAAAGGATATAGAGATTTTTGGAACTTCAAGGGAAGGTACAAGGTCGTAAAAGGATCAAGGGCAAGTAAGAAAAGTAAGACAACGGCATTATGGATAGTCTACAATATGATGAAATATAGAAATGCAAATACTCTTGTTGTACGTAAGGTATACAGGACTTTGAAAGACAGTTGCTATTCAGATTTAAAATGGGCAATACATAGATTACAGGTTCAAGACTATTGGGAGTTAAAAGAAAGTCCACTTGAAATAACATATAAACCTACTGGACAAAAGATTTTATTTAGAGGTTTCGATGATCCGTTGAAAATTACATCTATTTCAGTTTCAGTTGGACAATTATGTTTTTGTTGGGTAGAGGAAGCATATGAGTTGACAGATGAAGTAGCGTTTAATATGCTAGATGAAAGTATAAGAGGTATAGTTGAAGAACCATTATTTAAACAAATAATCATTAGCTTCAATCCTTGGAATGAAAGGCACTGGCTTAAAGCTAGATTTTTTGATAGAAAAGATAAAAATATTTTAGCTCTTACAACTAATTACCTGTGCAATGAGTGGCTTGACGAATCTGATAAAAAGCTATTTGAAGATATGAAAAAAAATAACCCTCGTAGATATCAAGTTGCCGGCTTAGGCGAGTGGGGAGTAACTGATGGACTTGTCTATGAAAATTGGAGAGAGTTGGAATTTGATTGGAGAGAGATTTTAAATAAAAGGCAAAAAGCAAAAGCAGTATTTGGGTTAGATTTTGGATATACGAATGACCCTGCTGCTTTTTTTTGTGGGATACTGGACATGGAGCAGAAAGAAATTTATGTTTTTGACGAAATATATCAAAAAGGAATGCAAAATACAGCTATTTACAACAATATAGAAAAACTTGGATTTAGAAAAGAAATAATAGTTGCAGATAGTGCAGAACCAAAGAGTATAGAACATTTAAGAAGCTTGGGATTGACAAGGATAAAAGCATCTAAAAAAGGGAAAGATAGTATAAATGCTGGAATACAATTTATTCAGGATTTTAAAATTTTTATTCATCCAAGGTGTGTAAATTTTTTAACAGAGATATCTAATTATGCTTGGGATAAAGATAAATTTGGAAAAGCAGTAAATAAACCGATAGATGACTTTAACCATTTAATGGATGCGATGAGATATGCACTTGAGGATTATATGAGGAATAATCGGATGAAGACAATTAATAAAAATATATTGGGGGTGAGATAATGGAAATAAAAATTTTGGAAAAAGCGTTATGGGACTTTTTAGTGAATGATTTAGCACGGCTACAAAAACTGGAAGATTATTATGTCGGTAGACATAAAATATTGAAAAAACCCAACAGGTTGAAGGAGAAACCAGATAGTAAACTTATCCACAATTTTCCAGGATATATAACTACGATAGCAACAGCTTATTTTATTGGGAAAAATATTAATTATAAGTTATTGGAAGATAATTTAGCTAGTGAGTACGAGATGGTTGGAAAATATTTAGCAACAGAGGAAGAGCAGCAGTGTAATTATGAGCATGCTGAAAACTGTTCAATTTTTGGGCGGTCGTATGAGTTATGGTATAAAAATATAGATAATACGATAAATTTTAAAACACTGGATCCTCGAGATGTTTTTGTCATTAGAGATAATACGATAGATAAAAATATAAAATATGCGATTCGGTGGAATAAAGAAAAAAACGAAAATAATGAGTATGATTATATTTTGGAGATTTACGATGATAAAACTATAACTGTTAATACATTTACTTCTGTTATGGATTATGAAGGGATTATACTAACTCCGCAAGGGCGGGGCGAAACTAGATTACACGGATTTAATAAAGTACCAATTATTGAATTTGCGAACAATAAAAGGAAACTTGGGGATTTTGAAAAAGTAATAACACTGATTGATGGATATAATGAAGCGGTATCAACTTCATTAGACGATATGAAAGATTTTACAGACGCAATCCTAGTATTGACAAATATGCAAGGAACTGATGAAGAAGATATAGAGAGTTTGAAGAAAAACAAAGTGATGTTATTAGGAGAAAATGGAGAAGCCAACTGGCTAATAAAAAATGTAAACGATACATATTCTCAAAATAATAAAAATAGGTTGAATCAGGATATTCATAAATTTTCTTTTATTCCTGATATGCAAGACGAAAATTTTGCTGGAAACAGTTCAGGTGTAGCATTAGGCTACAAACTACTAGCACTTGAACAATTAACTGCACAAAAAGAAATGTACTTTAAAAAAGCATTAAACGAAAGGCTAGAGTTAATTTTTGATTATTTTGGATTATCATTGAAACCGTTAGATATTCAAAAAATATTCACAAGAAATACTCCTGAAAATTTGGTTGAACTTTCAACTGTAATAACAAATTTACAAAATGTTGTATCACAAGAAAGTTTAATATCACTATTGCCTTTTATTGAAGATACTGAAGCGGAATTGAAAAAGATTGAAAAAGAAAATCAAATTGAACAACCGTTGGAATATAAAGGATTAAAAAATGAACAGGAAAAAATAGATGAAAAAGAATAATAAAGAATATTGGAAAAAAAGACAGCTTGCACGAGAAGAGTTATCGTTTAATAAAGGTACAGAAGCATACCGAGAGTATATAAAAATACTTAACAAGAGTAAAAAAGAGATAGAAAATCAGATAGCAAAATTGTATGCTAAATATCAGCAAGAAGTAACAAAACTGGGTATCGACAAGATTCAAGCGAATAAACTACTTCGTGGTACTGAATATAAAGAATGGCGATACAATATAGGAAAATATGTAGAGGAAATTGAGAAGTTGAAAAAAAGTAATCCTGTTGAGTTCAGGAAAATGTCAGTTGAACTTGAAACACTGGCATATAAAAGTCGTATCAGCCGATTTGACAACTTAAAAGCTGGAATCGACTATGAACTTATACAGTCAGGAGAGAAAATAAAAGGTAAAGTGACAGATACATTGGCTGATGTTTACGAAGATACCTATACATCATTCGTTGAGGATTTGAATTTTAAAAAAGGTGTAATTAGCAGTAGTACAATAAAAATGGCATTGGAGCAAGAATGGAGCGGAGCTAATTATTCAAGTAGAATATGGAGTAACATTGATAATTTAGCGAAAGCGATAAAGAATGAAGTGATTGTTGGGTTGAATAGAGGTATTAACTATAGAACTATGTCGCAAAATATAGCTAAGAAATTTGATACAAGTTATAAAAATGCTGAAAGGCTAATGAGAACTGAAACTGCCCATATACAAAACCAAGCAACGCTTATGGGGTATAAAGATTCTGGAGTTGTTAAGTATGAGTTTTTAGCGGTATTGGATAGTCGAACAAGTCATACTTGTGCCAGTCTTAATGGTGAAGTGTTTAAGACGGAAAATGCAATGGAAGGAGAAAATTATCCGCCAATGCATCCTCGGTGTAGAAGTACAACTGTTCCTTATGAGTATTCCGATGTTTTTTCTGATGAATCTGAAAAAGGAGAGTTGTATTTGAGTGAGGAAGAATAAAATTTATAAAAAAAGTTCTTGACTTTTTACACGTTTACGTGTAATATGTAGATGTTAGGAGGTTAAGATGGAAAATAAGAAAAATATATCGTTTAAAGTAGATTCAGAATTCCATAAGAAAATAAAATTAAAAGCTACAAATATGGGAATTGGAATAAAAGAGTATATTTTAAATTTGATAAAAAAAGATTTGGAAAGTGAGGAGAAATAAAAAATAAGACCTCTTACAAAGAAGTCTTATGATATTTCTATCTCACCAATAGAATTATATCATATTGACTTCTAAAAATCAAAATATTTTAGGAGGAAAAATGGATAATTTAATTGCAAAAGAAGTATGTTTTAAAAACAAGAAGATTAGAGCCATTGAAGAAAATGGAAAAGTTTATGTGGTAGTAAAAGATATATGTAATAATTTGGGGATGAATGAAGATCATTATAAAAATCAAAAGAAAAAAATTCAAAAAGACGAGCTTTTAAAGGTGGGGTCAAAATTAACCCCAGTTAATACAGGATTTGGAATTAAAGAAACTATGCTACTGGAACTTGACTACTTGCCAATCTGGTTGGCAAAAATAAATCCAGCAAGATTTAGCAATGAGTTGAAAAAGGAATTAATGGATTACCAGTTGAAAGCAAAAGATGTATTAGCTGAAGCTTTTCTGGGAAAAAGAAGAATGTATCCAGAATTGTTTTATGAAAGACAGAACAAAAGACTTCCGAGAGGGTTGCCGATTAGCCATTCAAAATTTCATAATAATGGAAAAGTGGTAATGCTGCTACAGGATTTGGCTGATGTTTTGGGTATAAGTAGATTTTCTGTTTCACAAAAAATTACAAACAAGACAGTTATTTCAGGGACAGACTTGCTAAATTTTAAAAAGGAAAATCCAGAAGCCAACAAAAGTAGTGCTTGTCTGACCTTAATAGATAAAAACGATGCAGTTGAAATCTTGTCTAAAGTTAATAATATTTCTGATATTGAAAGAGAAGTTATTATTGAATATTTTGAACCGTATATGACTCTAGTAAAAACTAGCGAACATTGGGAAAGATTAAAATCAATGCAGAAAGGTGTAACTGAGTCAGGATTACAACTGTTTCAGGAAATGAAGAAACTGGATGAGAGCCTTAAAGTGCTGCATGAAATTAAGAAAGATATTATAGGCAGAATGCAATTCATGAATTATGACATTCACGAATTGGAAAAATAAATATTAGAGTAACACTGGAGAGCTTAAAACCTCTCCTTTTTTATTTGCCGTACTGATGGACATTAAACATCTGGATGAAAGATAGTCGACAGACTTTAAATGGGAGGATAATTATGTCAGAAAATACATTTACACAGGAACAAGTAGATGAGATGATCAAAGAAAGGATTGCAAGGGAAAGAAAAAAATTTGAAAGTGAGAAAAAGGAGTTGGAGAGAAAGCACGGTGAAACGATTGAAGATTATGAGACTAGAATTAATAATGCTAATCTTACTGCAGAAGAGAAGTATAATAAAAGTATCGCTGAACTTCAAAAACAACTTGATACTTCAAATACGGAACTTGCAACAATGAAAACTAATGAGATGAAAAAGGCTATATTAGGAAAATACAAAATCCCTGATAGTTTTTTAGGCAGCATTACTGGAAATACTCAAGAAGAGATTGAAGATAGTGTGAAATCTTTTTCTGAGAATTTATCTAGTTATCTTAAAACACAAAGCGGAGGAACACCAAACTCTTTAAATGGTGGAAGTGAAGGAGAAAAAGATAAAAAGGATATAGGACTTGAAGCATTTGATAAAGCTTTTAGTTCTTTTTAATTTAAAGGAGATGATAGAATATGGCAATGATTTATACTGAATTATTTGCAGATAAAATTGATGAAAGATTTACAAGTGAAGCAGTATCACAGAAAATAGTAAATAATGATTACAGCTTTGTAGGTGCTAAAACTGTAAAAGTTACTTCGATTAATACAGTTGATAATAGGGACTATAACAGAAATACGGGTTATGGAAATGCAGACATTTTGCAAAATTCAATCCAAGAATTGACATTAACAAAAGATAGAGCTTTTAAAATGCTTTTGGATAAAATGGACGAAGATGAGACAAAAATTAAAGCTGGAGAAGTGTTGGCAAGACAATTGAGAGAAAGAGTAATTCCTGAAATTGAAAAATACAGATTTGAGACAATTCTTAAATCTTGTGATACAAATTCACAGACAGTGGCAGGGCTTACAGCTAACAATGCTTATGCTAAATTCTTGGAAGCACAGGAAAAATTAAATGATGAGGATGTGCCACAAAATAGAATTGCTTATGTTACACCTGAGTTTTTAACAAAACTAAAAAAAGATGACAACTTTATTAAAGCCTCAGATATCGGACAAAATATAGCAATAAATGGATTGGTAGGAATGGTTGACGGAGTGCCAATCGTAAGAGTTACTAAAAAATGGATGGAAGCTAAAACTGGAACACCAGCAACTACTAAAAAATATGCTTGTTTAGTCGGACATAATTCAGCAACAGTAGCCCCAGTGAAATTGGCTGAATACAGAGTGGTTACAGATTCTGAGAATTATTCAGGAACTTTATTTTTAGGTAGATTTTACTACGATTGTTTTGTGTTGAATAATAAGGCAAAAGGTTTGGTTGCAATTGAAGCTTAATTTTAAGGACTAAAAACAAATAAAACTTTTAAAAATATTAGAAATAAAGTATAATATCAGTAATTAGATTTTAGGAGGAATGTTTGATATGAAGAAAATATTTTTATTTGTTGCAATTTTATTTGTTTTTTCCTGCGGAAAAAATGATTCAACTTTAAACTCATCGGGTGATGAGTCTTCGAACTCGTCGACAGTTTCGGAAAATACTGAAAATTCATTAATTACAAAAGTAAGAAATGAAAAGCATAGAATTGAAAATATAATAGAAAAAGGGACGAATTATTATCTTACTGATATGAAAAAAGTAACAGAAGGTCTGGATAATATATTTTTAGGCGGAGATGTTGTCAATATTGATGATTTTTTTGTTTATGTGAATAATATGGAAAAGGGATTGAAAGAAGCCTCTAATTATTTTTTGGCGACAGAATGTGAAAAAACAGGAAATGCTACTTTCGATTCCAAATGTACTAATCTGTTGAAATTGGCTAATGAAGATTTACAATTAAAACAACAATGGCTAGAACAGGTTAAAGTTATTATGACAAGAAATGGAATTTCAAATAAAGATGCAGACAATTTTGCTAAAAAAACTGATAATTTTCATAAAAAACAAGATGAATTTTTGGAAGATTTTAAAGAGTTTAAAAAAGAATTTTAATAGGGATTGTAGATGGATCACAGTTATTGATTTAGCTGTGATTTTTTATTTTGAAAGGATGATAGAAGTGACTGAATTAATTAATGAAATTTATGAAAAAATAAAAATTATTTCCGAAGCAATTCCAGATGAAGCGAAGACTAAATTTGCTATTGAGAGTATTGTTCAAGATAGTATTAACTATATGAACCGTGAAGACTTCCCAAGAGAATTGATAACTCCTATAACAAAATATATTTTTAAATATAATTTTGATAAAAATAGAAATATAAAATCTATGAAAAGTGGAGATAGGCAAGTTGAATTTGTAACTGAGTTAAACGATGATGTGGAATTTAGAAAAAGTTTGAATTGTTTTAGAAAACTTGGAGTTATAAAATAAAGGTGGTATGTGATGTTTGAAGATTTTTTTGATACCGATGTGATAGAAGAAGTTAGAAGAAATACAAAAACAAAGACTGAATTCGGTTTGACAGTTCAGGGTTGGGAAGTCGTTTATACAAATGTTAAGTGCCAGTTGAGTGCTGGAATTTTAAGAGCTACTGAGACTGGAGTTATAAATAGTTCTAAAAATTCGTATAAGATATTTGTTAGTAATGACGTGGAAATAAAGCAGAATGATATTTTGGTGGTAAGTAAAGGTGGAATAAAATATAAATTTAAAGCTAATAAACCTATAAAGTACACTGATTTTTTGGAACATCAGGAAATATCGGTAGAGGAAGTGGAAAAAAATGGAACTTAGCGGCGACTGGGAAAAACTGGCAAAAAAATTAGAAAAGTTAGCTACTGATACTCCGCAAAAAGTTGGAGCAACACTTAAACAAGTTGCTGAAGAAGTGGTAGGAGAAGTGAAAGAGCAGACCCCTGTAGATACTGGACAGTTAAGAATGGGCTGGCATAGGGAAAATGGTGGAAATTTTAAACAGGTGGTTTATAACAATGTGGAGTACGTAAATCATGTTGAATATGGACATAGAGTAGTGTATTTTGGTAAAGAGACAGGTAAAGTAGTGCCTGGCGTGTTTATGTTAAAGAAAACAATAGAAAAATTGGAACATGTATTTAAAAATGAAATAGGGACAACAATAAAAGCGGAGTTTGAAAAATAATGAGATTTATAGATTTTATAAAATCATTGAGTGAAAAAATAGACAGTTTTACAGGTAAGGAAGTCGGAATTGATAATATAAATAGATTATCCAAACCTGCTTACTTTATTCAAGTGATTGACTATAAAAAAGAGTTTTTTGCAAATTATAAAGAGAGGATATTTATTAGTGTAGATATTACGTATATTCCTGAAAATGATGAAAATAACAAAGCAGAAATATATAATGCGCTTGATGATTTAGATAATATGTTTGAAGTTAGAGGAAATAAGATTTTAAAAGTTAAAGATAGATGTCTAACTTTAAAAAATGAAGGCACAAAAATAGTAGATGGTCTAGGTCATTATATTTTTGATTTAGATTTATTTGATGTCTACGGGACTGATTTGAGAACTTTTGACAATAGTATTGAGACAATAAAGGAAATATTGAATGATGACGACACTGAATTAACGGAATATGAGTTGCTAAAAAAATTAGAGTTATTTGATGAAAAAGGTAATAAAGTATCATTATTTGATGAGAATAATGATTTGATCAGTGATGAGGTGTTTAAAAAATTGTCATTATTTGATAAGAACGGAGTTCCATTTAATTACAAGATAATGAGAAATTTAAAAATGAAATTAAAGAAATAGGAGAGTGATAAAATGGCAATAGTCGGACAAATTAATGCGAGTCCAAGCATTAGCATTGCATTTAAAACATTAGCAACGACAGCTATTCAAAGAAGTGAAAGAGGTACTGTTTGTTTGATTTTACAAGATACAAAAGCTACTGAAAAATGGTACACTTTTAAAACTATAGCCGATGTTGAAACTGAAAAATGGGATAAAGATAATATTAAATATATTAATTTAGCTATGCATTATGGAGCATTTAAAATATTAATCAGAGTTATACAAAGTGGAGAAGATACAAGCAAAGTATTAAAGGATTTAGAAATGCGAAAGTTTAATTGGTTAGCTTATCCAAAAGCATTAGAAACAGAAGACCAAACGGTTGTAAATTGGGTAAAACAACAATTTGGGAATACTGGTCCAATTGGTAAAACTATAAAATATGTATCAAGCTATGCTAATAAAACAGATCATGTAGCTATTGTAGAACTTGCAAATGGTGGAACATATAAGTCTATTTATGGAGATTTTACAGCACAGGAATATACAGCAGCTGTTGCAGGGCTTATTGCAGGTATGCCGTTAAACCGTAGTGCTGATAATCACATCATGAATGATTTGAAAGAAGTTGAAGATTATGAGCCTAAACTTGGTAAATTCAGTTTGTATACTGATGAAGATGTGATTAGGGTAAATTATGGCGTTAATTCTAAAACTACATTTGACAGTATTTGGAAAAAGGACACAAGAAAAATTAAAGTTGTTGAGGGTATGTGCTTTATCGTAGATGATATAAGGGACACATTCAAAAAATATTGGCTTGGAAATTATATTAATGATTATGACAATAAAATGAATTTCTGCTCAAACGTAACAAAAGTATATTTTAAAGAAATGTCGCCAAATGTATTGAATGGAGATTATGACAATAAAGTAGAAATTGATATTGAAGCACAGAAAAAAGCAATTACCATAGACGGATTGGAAATAGACAGCATGACAGATTTAGAGATTCTGCAATATCCTACAGGCGATGAGGTTTATTTGACTGGCGATGTAAGGTTTATAGACACTATGGCTTCACTTAGTTTAATAATGACAATGTAATGAAAAGGAGTTGAAAAAATGTCAGAAAATATAAGAGGGAATAGAACAATAACAGGAGCTTATGGGGAGTTATGGCTTGATAATGAAAAAGTAGCAGAATTAAAATCTGTAGAAGCTAAGATTACGGCGGAAAGAAAAGAGGTACAGCTGGGGATTTCTGTTGATAGTAAAATAACAGGATTGAAAGGTGAAGGAACGATTACAGTATTTAAAGTTTATACTCGTGGAAAAAAGATACTTGAAAATTGGATAAAAGGAAAAGATGTAAGAAGTAGAATAGTGACATCAATTAAAGACCCAGATAGCTTGAAAGGACAAGAAGAGAGAGTGTCAATTGATAATGTTTGGTTTGCCTCAATTGAATTAGCAAAATTCACAAGAGGGGAAATCGTGGAAGAAGAAATACCCTTTGGATTTACCCCTGGTGATGTTAAATATGAAAATATAATAAGATAAGAAAAGGCAGGGATAAAATGAAAAATATAACAGTAGAAATGTTGCTGGAAAATAGCAAAAAAATAGAAAAAAAAGACACAGTAAAGGTTAAAATTCAAGAATTGAATGGAGCTGTTTTAGAATTAGAAGTGTTAAACAGAATGGAAATACTGGATATTTTATCCAGTAATAGTGCGGACAAAGACAGCGAATTAATTTATACATCAGGAAAAATATTTAAGGATGAAAAATTAATTACACAACTGGGTTGCCAAATGAATCCAGTAGAAGTTGTACCAAAGGTATTAAGCCAATCTACTATAGTAAATATTTCACAATTGCTTATGGCAAAAGCAGGCTGGAATGAAAAATTTACTGTTGAAGAGGTGGTTGAAGAAATAAAAAACTAATTAAGGGCGACTGGAAAGCAAGAACAGTCGCTCACTATTTAAATTGTGGGCATAGTCTGCGAAGTCTAAGGGAATTAAGTAATTCAGATTTGTTATTTATGTTTTTTATGATTGGAGGTGGATTAGAAAATGAGTGAATATAAATTAAGTGCTTTGCTTGAATTAAAAGACAAATTTACAGGAACAGCACAAAAAGCGAAGAGTTCATTAGGCGAATTGAAAAATCTGGCTGGCGGAGCAGTTGGCAAAATAAAAAATGCTTTTAGCGGAGTGAACGGGATATTAGCAAGTGTTGGAGCGGGTATTGGAACAGCTACAGTAGTTGGAGTTCTAAAGTCTTCAGTTCAATCCTATGCAGATTTGGAAGACCAAGTTAGAAGAAATAAGGCTATAATGAGTGCCACGGCAGAACAGGAAAAGCAGCTTATGCAACAGACGAGAGATTTGGGTAGATCAACTAAATTTACAGCACAGGAAGTAGCGGAAGCACAAATGTATCAGGCAATGGCGGGTATGAAAACAAATGAAGTGCTAGAAATGACACCAAAACTTTTGAAAATGTCAATTGCAGCTGGAAGTGATTTTGCTCAAACTTCCGATATTGTTACAGATAACCTGACGGCTTTTGGTATGTCGTTAAAAGATTCTGATAGACTTATGGATGTGATGGTTGCGACAAGTAATAATGCAAATACCAATGTGCAAATGTTAGGAGAATCCTATAAATATGTTGCAGCAACTTCAAGAAATTTTGAGAGCTTTGAAGATGTAAATATCTTATTAGGAGTGCTTGCGGATAATGGAATTAAGTCTGGTCAAGCTGGGCGTAATTTAGCAGGAATTTACAGAAGATTGGCTAATCCATCGAAACAAGTGGGAAATGCTTTAAAAGACTTAAATATTCAACTTTATGACCAGCAAGGAAAATTTAAGGGAATAAAAGCATTATGTGATGATTTAAGAATTGCGACAGCTAATCTTACACAGGAAGAAAGAAATAGATACTTGACAATGATTGCTGGTGGAGAAGGTATGAAAATATTAGCCTCTATTATGGGGACAACAGAAGAAAACTATAACAGAGTGGCTAATGGAGTAAGAAATGCTGGAGGTGAGACAGAAAGAGTTGCTGATGATATGAGTAAAACAACAGCAAACAAAATAGCACAATTTAAATCGGCGATAGATGATTTAAAAATATCGTTAGGAGAAGCATTCGCCCCAATAGCGACCAGATGGATGGAAGACTTTATGAAAAGAGTTGAAGGATGGCAAAAAAGCGGGGCATTAGATCCTGAAAAATTAAAAGGGCAAGCTGAACAATTAACAAAAGGTGCAGAGATAGGAATGAGAGGAATTATAGGAGTCAAAGGTGCAGTCTGGGGAGCCCAATTAGGTACAGCAATTGGGGGACCGGTAGGAACAGCAGTAGGTGCTGCAATTGGAGGAGCTATCGGGTATTTTTCGCCAGACATAGTAAAAAAACTCATAGAACCTAAAGACCCGAAATTAGAAAAAGCAAAGCAACAAGCTGTAGCTAATGCTTTTGACCCTTCAAAATATTCTTCTCGATATAACTCTAAAGACGGACAATTTCATTATATGGGGTATAGTGATGTTAAAGTGCCTTCGATGGCAGAAGCACAAAAAGAAGAAGCAGCAAGAATTGCAAGGCAAAAAGAATATGACAGAAGATCATACGAAGCCTTGCAGAAGGTTGTATCGGATATGAATGCGTTTAAGGTAAGGCAAGAAGCGCCACAGCAAAATCCACTTATTCAACAAGATAAGACGGCACAATTAACAAGTGCAATTTCACAACTTATATCTAAACAACAAAGTAGTAATCCGTTACAGCCGATAGACACCACAGCTATAACTAACGCTCTTAATGCTGGATTAAGTCCTTTAAATGGTTTGCCAAGTCTTTTGAATACTAGTTTGAGCACAATGCAGCCGCCGATACCACAGCCAGTGTCGATAGAACAAATTATAAATCATCAAGCTAATGCACAGATAGCAGCACAATTGTCAAACATAACAATAAATGATACAGCAAAAATTGAAAGTATAGCTAGGCAGATAGCCCAGAATGTTAGCCAAAGCACATACAGCACTATGATGTCAAATTTACAGGCACAAATTCAGGCATCACGATAGTTAATTAAGAAAGGGATTTTATAAAATATGAGACCAATATTCATATTACTGTACGACATAGAGCCGTTTATTTTTGTGATACCGCCGTCGGATTTCAAAATTACGAGCAGTCAAAATAGCGAAGTTGTGAAGATATTAGATGTTGGAGAAGTGGCATTGATAGGAGAAAAAAACATAAAAAAAGTTAATTTTTCCACATTTTTACCTGCTAAAAAATCTAAATTTTTTAACTTTTTGCTTAATCCACACTCACCGATGAGCGGTATAAAAAAATTGGAAAAATATAAAGACAATAAAGAAGTTTTGACTTTAATATCCCCTAATTACAGTATCTATTTTAAATGCTACATTGAACAGCTGGAATATGAAATAATAGAGAGAACAGGAGATATTGATATTTCAATTGATCTGATTGAAGTTAAGAAACAGACAAGGTTAATTGATGATGTTAATGAGCTTTATGAGCGGCATACCGGGAAAACTTCGCCAATTAAAGAGTATCAGCTGGAAGAGAGATTTGAAGACATTAAGAGTGGGCTAAAGAATAAAATAAAAGAAAAAATTGATAGCTTGATTAAAGTTTAAAAAGGAAGTTTGGAAATGTTAAAGATTGTTGTTAATAATAAAGAACATATGAAAAAATTTGAGCGGATTATTTGGAAAGGCGGGATAAATGGAACATCACGAACACTAGAAGTAAAATATTTAGATGATAATCAAATTTCTAATTTAGGAGATAAAGTGGAATTCTATGTCGATGATGATAAATTATTTATTGGTAAAGTTTTTTCTGTTGAAGTTGTTGGAGATAGTAAAATTAGGACTTTTAGATGTTTTGATAACTCCATATATCTTAATAAAAATTATTTTGTGAAAAACTTTAATAAGAAAAAACCATCTCAAATATTGAAAGAAATTTGTGGAGAGTTAAAACTAGAAGTCGGGAACATACCTGAAGACAAAGTGGATTGCACTTATCCAGCAGTTAATAAGAGCGGGTATCAAATAATTTTAAACGCTTATACGATTCAGCATAGAAAAGATAAAAAAATATATTCTATTGTTAGTAATGATGGAAAAATAGAAGTTGTAGAACAAGGGAGTTTGGCAGATGTTATGTTAAACTCTGGGCAAGATATAAAAAGTTCTAAGTATGGTGAAGACATTGAACAAATGGTGAATCAAATTGTTATCTATAAAACTGAAAAGGAAAAACAACAAATAGTAGATAAAGTAGAAAATAAAGAAGACAAGGAAAAATACGGATTATTTCAAAAAGTAATGCAGTATGACAAGGATAGGGATAATATCAGCAATGCTAAAGAGATGTTGAAAAGTGTTGAAAAAACAGGAAATATCACTTGTCTTGGTAATGTTTTGATACAAAGCGGTTATTCAATAGGAATACACGAGCCGCACACAAACCTTGTTGGTAGTTTTTTAGTAAAAAATGATACGCATACTTGGGAAAATGATACGTATTATTGTGATATAGAATTGACTTTTGAAAATGTGATGGACAAGTCTGAATTTGAAGAAAAACCAAAATCGAAAAAATCAAAAAGTAAAAAAAGCAAGAAAAAGAAGAAAGGTGAGAAAAACAAGAAAAAGGCAGGTGCTAAATAATGGGTATGTTTGAAATACTTAACGATATGATAGATAGCGGAGTGCAACAGCAATCCAACAATTTTATAAGAGCTAGTGTCACTAGTCCGCCGCCTGAATTAAAAATAAAATTTGATAACGTGGAAATACCTTCAGAACAGATTTACTGCTCTAATTTCTTATTACCGCATTATCACAGAACGTATAAAATAGACGGTGTTATTGATGAGATAACTATTGATACTACGACTCAAACGGCAATAGGAAACGGACCCGCTTCACACACTCATGACCATTCAACAATTAAAGGTTCTGGAACTTATAAGAGTAATAAGGATATATGGTTTGAAGACACTTTAAAAGCTGGAGATGAAGTGCTTGTTTTGGTGTTGGGGATAAATTATGTGGTGGTTAGTAAAATAGTGAAAATGCCAAGTGGTGCAATAGAAGGAGTGTAAATATGGATTTTGAAGAATTATTTTTGAATCAAAATACAGAAAAAGAAAAATTACCCCTTTTTACTGAGTATGCAATTGATTTTAATACATTAGAACCATTGAAAAACGGCGATAGACTTGTTGAATTGACTGGAAATGAGGCGCTCAAGATATGGATATTTAAAGCACTTAAAACTAAAAGAAATTTTTACGAAATACATTCGGATAGTTATGGAAATGATTTAGATGTACATATCGGTACAGTCTATCAGGAAAGTATAAAAAATGCTTTAATTATTTCGGAAATTAAAGATTGTTTATTAGTTAATCCGTATATTTTGGACTGCTATAATTTTGAATTAAACTACAACAATGATGATAATAATTTAAAAGTTTCTTTTAATGTCTCTACCGTCTACGGAGAAAGTGAGGTGTTATACAGTGAATAAAATAGAAGCAAGGAATAAGTTTTTATCCAATTTAAAAAATAGTTTTTCTAAAATTGAGGGAACTTTTAATTTTGATATAGCAAGCGTCTACGGAATAGAAGCTGAAGCAATATATGAATTACTGGAATTTTGGATTAATCAAACATTTATTGATACAGCTACTGAAGATGAATTTGTAGATTATCATGCAATGCTTTTTGGGGTGACTAGAAAACAAGGAACAAAAGCAAGAGGAGAAGTGTTAATGACAGGAAAAGCTAATACCACAATACCTGCTGGAACAGTAGTATTAAAAACAGATGGGACGAAATACCGACTGCTTTACGATACAACAATATTATCAAATGAAAAAGCAATTGCTATAGTGGAATGCTTGCAAAGGGGAGAGATTGGGAATTGTGCTGTTGGTGAGATAGTAAGTTTTGAAATTTCCAATGCTAATATTTTTACAGTAACTAATGAAAAACCTTTTATGAACGGATATGAAAAAGAGCCTAACGATATTTTAATATCGAGAGCAAAAGAAAGAATATTAAAGCCAGCACACAGCGGAAATATCTATGACTATGAAAAATGGGCAAAAGAAGTGGATGGTGTAGGTGAGGTATTAGTTGAACCGCTATGGAATGGAAATGGAACAGTAAAGGTAAGAATTTCCAATTACAACAATAGTGTAGCTGACAATGAATTAATACAAAAAGTAAAAAATAGAATAGAACAGATTGACGGCAGACCAGTCGGAGCTGATGTCACTGTAGCAAGTTTTGAAAGTAAAAATATTGAAATAAGTGTGAGGATCATATTAAGTTCTGGAGTAAAATTAAGCGATGTGTCTGATTTGATTACTTCTAAAATAAATCAGCAGATAAAAGATAATTCAGCACTTTATACTTTGAATAATCAGAAAATTTTATCAATTAACAGAGTTGAGAAAATAGTTTTATCTATTAATGGTGTGGAAGATTGTAAAGTTTTAATTAATAGCGATATTCAAAATATAACGATAAATAATAATGAGATACTAGTAGTGACTGGGGTTGTTGTCAATGAACAGTAAAATAAAGGCGGTATCAAAAATTGCTAGAAATAGTTTACAAATTGACTTAATAAAAAGTCTGATAATGGAAACTCAAAATATAAAAAAAGATATCGAAAGATATAATGGATTTATCTTTTTAAACTTTTTCAATGAAGAACAGGTTTTAAAATATGAAAAATTTATGAATTTAGAACCCGATTTAAATTTAAGTTTACAGGATAGGCGGGATAGAATTTTATATCGTTTATTATCAAAGCAGATATTTTCACCAGCTAACTTAAAAGAGCAAGCCAGAATATTTACAAATGGAGAAATTGAAATAACAGAAGTGTTTAATGAATACTATTTTATTATAAAATTTACAAGTATTTATGGAGTACCCCCCAATTTAAAAAATTTTATTAATTTTATTGAATTAAATAAACCCGCTCATTTAGGTTATAAAATAGTTTACAGCTACATGACTTGGGATGAATTTGATAGGTACAATAAAACTTGGGACTCTTGGGATTCATTAAATTTAAGTTGGGAAGATAGAGAAAAATATAAAGAGTAAGGGAAGTGATTTAGAATGCCGGCGAAAAACAAGACAAGTTTAGGACTCAACCAGTGGCTTGGGAATGAATATCCGAAGAGAATTGATTTTGTTGAAGACAATAAAATAATAGATGATGAATTAATTAAAAGGGTAAAATACACAGATGTAGCAACGGATACAACAGCAGGAATAGTAGCACTTAATACGATAAGCGATAAAATAAAATTAGAAGCTCCGAAGCCTGATTTAACACCATATATTCCTTTTTCAAAAGGATATAGGAATAATAGTAATAGTGACTTTGTGCTAAGAGGTAATAATACTGACTGCTGGGCACCACGACATCTGTATATGTATCTTGAAAATGGAGATTATATGGGTTGTTTTCATGTAAATGGGGGAAGAGCTTATTATAAAGTACCAAATCGTAATGGAGGAAACTGGTGCGAAATCATGGACAATCACGACATGGCTGCAAGAGATAATCGTATGAACGTGATAGATGGAAACGTAAATGCGGCACGTGGAAGAGCTGATGATGCTTGGAATAGGACACAAGATTTGTATAATTTACGTAACAATGATAATAATGACAAATGGCAGAATTATATAAGAGACATTAGACTTGCAGGTTTTATGGAGTTACCTCTGTGGGGTGCAAATACATCTACTGAAAGAGGCGGTTATGTGGTAACAGGTATAAGAAATCATGATGCTAATTCTGTTCTGGCAACAGGTGATTACGCACAATTAAGGGCATTGCAATTTTTTAGGAACGGACAATGGTTAAACATAGGATTTGCATAGAAGGAGATAAAAATGAAATTTATAGTAGATAGAACAGAAGCGAAACAATTTGAAGATGGTATGAAATACATTGCCATATTTGATAAAGATAATAAAGATTGGTATGAAGAATTAAAAAAATTTAAGACTGACACTTTAAAAGTAATGTACAACAAGGAAACTTATTTGGTTTTAAGCACAAATATAGATGCCACTATGATAGCACCAACAATGGTCGGAGATGTAGTGGAAGAAATAGAATATCAGGAAGTAAAAGTAAATCCAAATTTGTATTTTGTGGATGGAAAAGTTGTAGAATTACAGAATTATGAAACTATTAAAAATGGTGAAATTGTATTTAATCGAGACAAACGAATAGAAGAAATAAAAAAAGAATTATACGATTTAAGATTGGAGCATGATATTGCACCGTTTGAATTTGAAGTTGACGGTGTGGCATATTTGCAAAATAACAGGAGTATAGATCAATCAAATTTAACAAGAATCGTCGTAATGTGTCAAGCATTGAAGAAAACAACTTTTGAGAATTGGAAATTTTATACAAAAGAAAACAGTGAAAAATACGTAAATTTAACTATACAGGATATGATGAAAATGGCGAATATAATGCAACTGCACACAACAAAAGCTATGACAACGGAAACACTGTTATCTCATAATTTAGAGAATTTAACGGACGCAGAGTTAAAAGAATACAATGCCAAAGACAGATATGAAAAAGCGTATAAAAATATGTAAGGAGGTATTTTATGCAACTTGAAAAGGAAAAGCTATATATATGCTTCCATAAGCCAAAAAGCATAGTGGGTTTTTTAATTTCTGCGTGGACGCTTGGGAAGTACTCACATTGCGAATTTATTTACAATGGTCAAGTTTTTTTGTCTAATCCTGGTGGGGTTAGAACAAGGAAATTTGAGTTTCAAAAGAATATGGATATTTATGAGTTAGATAGCAATATTGATGCGAAAGATATTATTGAGTTTTTTAAAACAGCACAAGGCAAAGGATACGACTATCTAGGAATTTTAGGACAGTTTTTTTATGCTAATAAGGTACAAGATGATGATAGATATTTTTGCAGTGAGTTTTGTTTAAATGCAATAGATTATGCTTTACAATTTACGTTGACTTATAAAGGTAAATCGTTAAAAGATAGGGTTGGTTATCAGTTCAATCCCTCTAAACTATTTAAGTATTTAAAAAATATGGAATTAATAAAAGAAAAGGAAGCGATTTGAATGAATATAGAAAAATTGATATGCACAGAAATAGAATTAGACAGTAAAAAATATAAAGTTGTTGGAGTAAAATTTGAAAAAGATAACATAATATTGAATGTTGAAGAAATAAAGGAAGTGATGTAGATGTATGCGTTAAGTAAATTAAGTTTAAAAAGACTAGAAGGAGTTCATCCGAAACTTTCAGAATTGTTTAAGAGGGCGATATCTAGCAGTCCACATGATTTTATGGTAGTACAAGGATTGAGAACGGCAGAATATCAAAAAGAATTATATAGTCAAGGACGGACAAAACCTGGAAAAATTGTAACAAATTGCGATGGGTATAAGCATAAGTCAAATCATCAAGCTAAAAGTGATGGATATGGACACGCTGTCGACTTTGCAATTTATGACCCAACAATTCCAGGAAACATTGATTGGGATAACAACAAAAAATATAAAGAAGTTGCGGAGCATTTAAAAAAGGTTGCAGAAGAAATGAAAATAAATATTGAGTGGGGTGGAGATTGGCGAAAATTTAAGGATTACCCACACATTGAATTAAAATAATAAAAATAGGAGATGATAATGATGGATAAACAGTTACAAGTAATTTTAATAGGAATGCTGGTAGATTTTACCAGAAAAGAAGTACTAGAAAAGGAAATAATTTTTGGAGCTAAAAAAGGAATAGAAAAACTGGAAGCTGTTAAGAATAACTTTTTTGGAAAGTTTAAGGATTTTATAAAAAAAGCGCAAGAGATAAACAATCCATATATTCCTGATGACATTGAGAGATTTACTGAGGATTTATTACTAAAGGGTGCTGAAACACTTGAAAAAACTGTAAATGTGGATGAAATAATACACAAAATACTTGGAGAAGAAAAAACAGCGATAGGAATATAAGGAGCATAATCAATGATAGAGGATTTGAAGGTAATAATAGACAATCACGGACTTTTTCTTATACTTTTCTTTTCAGGAGTGCTGTTTGGTGTAGTTGCACAGAAAATGATAGACAACCAACCAGTAAAACCGTACATCAAGCGTATAGCCGTTGCTGGAATGACAATGGCTATTGCTCTATCCCTTAATAAGGTGGTGGGGCATTTCAATGCGGGTTTTCTGTACCCTTGGAGTCCTGTGCTGGGATTTTTTGGGGAAGCTGTAATGGAAACGATCAATCAGAAAAGATACGGAATCAGCAAAGGATTTTTGGAGCTAATGCTGGAAAAGTTCGGGTTTGTCAAGAAGAGGGATGATAAAGATGAAAATATATCACAGAAGTAGGAAGTTTGCAATCGTAATGTTTGCACTGATATTTTTAAATTCAGCAATCACGCTAAAATTAAGAGGTTATCAAAGAAGGCAGAATCTGAATTTATTACGGAACGAGTTGAAGAGTGAAAGCAAAAAAGAAATATTTGATTCTATAGAAGAAAAGTCGAAGACGGAAGATTTAATACTTCTGATAAGTACAAACTTTATCGCTTTAATGATAACTGTTGGATTTGATAGATTCGGAGTATTTGAAGAAAGTGATGAAACTGTAAAGAAAAATAAGAAAAAACTTGTGGAATTGTTTTTGTAA